GTTAATCCAGTGCCTAAAGAATCCCTTATTGATCCATATAATAAAGATCCTCCTTCAATAACCCCTTGTCCGTATGTTGCACCATCATTGTTTGGATATGCCAAAGTTTTAACTCTAATTCTATAGTCTTGTACGTGACCGTTGAAAATATCTTCCAACCCATTAGTTGTTACTGATACAATATTATTAAGACCATAGCTGTCAAGTAAATATGCCTTATATCCAAGACCTTGTTGTTTTCTATCCAATGCGGAATAATATTTAATAGCATCTGTTGTTACACCAGAGAATAAATTAGGGTCAGGCCTAAAATTAAATGGTTTAAAATATAATTTTTGATTTGGTGAGGTATAATCCACTTCATGTGATTCTGGTGATTGACTATTTGACCACCAATCGGTACCAACACCACCTGAATTAGGTTGGATTGGTACATTTAAATAAAAATTACCTTTAACTGTAATATTATTTGCTTGATTTCCAAATAATTTAGATAAATCATATTTAATAGTTTGTTTTTCTGTCCATACATCCACTCCTCTAACTAAAAATATTAATGTGTATCGTTCCCAATCAGAATTACTATTTGGGCTATTATCGGACTGATTTATCTTTAGAGGGTTTACGGTTGAATATATGTATGAGTCAGTTTCATCGTTACAACTTTGTCTATAATATACTCTTTGTCTTGGGTCTGTAAAAAATGTATTTATAAAATTAAAAGGTAATTGACTGTTAGCATAATTATTAGCAACTTCAGCAGTCATGCCTGTAATTACTTGAAAATATTCAACTCCTGTTTTAAACTTATACGTTCTTTCAACACTAGAACCAGTTAATATTATTTGTGAATTACCTATTGTTGTGTCCGGTTTTATGTATTGAACATTTGTAGAGTAAATATTTATTCCATTATAGTCTTGTAAAATAGAAGTCCCAGTAATTGAGTTAGTTCCTAATTGATTTTCTGTAGATCCACTAACATTGTAACCGTCAATATTTCTATCGTTAATATTCTCAGGATTATTAAATGTTATTATAGTACCAGAAGTTAAAGTATCGTTAGTGTTTGGATCACAAAGTAAAACCATAACATTATCAGTAAATGGTTGAGAAATAAATCCATCATTTTCTATTGTTGTTGTTATAATATTTTGTTTTACCGGTCCTGGCGAGTTATTTACATCAACATTTGAAGGATATGTTGGGATTGTTTGGTCAAAGTATCTTTTTCTAATATTTGCTAAGTTTAGTCTCTGTGAGTACGTAATATCCTCTAAAAATGACCCTGTTTGATTATTTCCTCCAGTATGCCAAAAATGTCTATTTATCGGACATCCTTGTACAGTACCATTTGGGTAACCTGCTAACGCGTATCTTATACCGTATGAATTCATGTCGTATTTTCTTTTTTGTGCCGCTGCACCTCCGGCATAATTTTCCGTTCTTTGTCTACAAAAAGCAGGAAAATTACTACACGCACTATCATCTGAACAATTAACTTCATTTGGTGTATTACCCCAAAAACTATTAGAATTAACGTCACATAAAAAAGATGAATTTTTTCTTGTAAATATTCTTTGTCCATCAATTATAAAAGAAGAAATTGTACCCGAAGTACCATCACCTGTTATATTTTCTAAATCCAAATCGTTAGTGTCGCAAGAACAAGCCTCACATTCAGGATAAGCCATTGAGGGTAGAGTAAACCCCTTTAACCCAACGTTAGCTTCTGTGATTAATGGACTAACTTTAGCAATAAAGAAAACGGTTGCTGCCCCAACAACTATTGCTAATAAACCTGAAACAACCATAAGACCAATCGCAGGAAATGAGGTAATAGCCATTGCAACTAATAACCCTGTTAAATATGTTAAAAATAAAGGAACACCAATAGCTATTGCCCATTTAACTATAGGTATAAAAAGACCTATTAAGTGCATCAAAGGAATTAGAACATACGCTAAAAAACCAAATATTGTTATTACAATATTAAACAGAAAAAATAATAAATCAAAATTTCTAACACCATCGTTAACAGGCATTCTATTTGTTGTTTTAGAACATTCCCTATTTGTAATCTCTTTAATACCCATGTGTCTTGCCCTATTGAATCCCCACTTCCATCTATCAATAAAACCAGAAACAGTATAAACTCTATTATAATTAAATTCAAAAAATTTATCTTCACAATTTATAGCATCTCTTATCATTTTTTGACCTATAGTTGTACCTGTATTCCCGTAATCTGTCCAATCAAGACTAAACGCGTATGATTGTCTTTGTAGTGTGTCGTCACTAGGTCCGTTAGCGTTTGTTGTGTTATTCCAACCATACTCTCTAATATTTGGTACTAAATATTCTGCTCTTTGTACTGACTGACCAAAGGCTTCGTTTTGATATTGAATTTTAAACCTATATTTTGCCTTTGTTGGTATTCCGACTGTAGGGTCGTTTGATAAAATCTGTTCTCCAAATTCATTTGTTGTAACATAATCTAAATTCATAGGCACTTCTGTAAGCCATGCACCCTCATTATCAATTATATTACCTCCTTGATCTAAATTATGTTGTTCTAATATTGGTAGTCCTGCTGCGTCTGAATATATTGTTTGCCTAATTGCTAAAATTCTACCAGGGGCGGTGACTAAATCACAAAGATTTCCTGAGTCAAATTTAGGTTTACAATTAGATTGTAATGCGTCTTCATCAGTAGTTGAGAAAATTGAACCCATAAAAATTGCTTGTGGTTCTATTTTTATTCCCGAATCTCTTAAATCAAAATCAACTCTTGTTATACCTATGTTACATAAATCTTCCTCACCCCAAAAAGACGCGACTTCAACTTCTTTTTTTTGATTAATTATTTGTGGTAAAGAATCTAAGTCAGTAGATGACCTAAAAGAAGGCCCATCAAACTGACCTTCACTACCCATACCCATTCTTATTAAATCAGATGGTCTTAATGAAAAACAACCTATGTTTGATAAATCGGCATCCATAATTATTATTTGTTGTCCTAAAGGGACACCAACAATCATGAAATCACCGCTATCGTTAGTTCTGGCGGTGTATTTATAATATTTTTCATAAACTTCTAAAACCTCACTTCTTGTTAAAACATCTTCTCTATCAGGAAAAGTACCTGTAGGGTTATGTCCTCCATATTCTTGAACGTAAGGTAATAAGTTATACCTATATCCGTCTTCGTTTTTGTCTGTTAGTGTTTTATATGGGTATAATGTGGATATAACAGGATCTTCGTCATCTTCGTTTGATAATGGTACAAAAACGGATACACTAACATTTGGTACCCCATAACCTCCATTTGTTATTACTCTACCAGCAATTACACCATAATCGGCACAAAACCTAGTATAAAGGTCTGATTGTTTTAATTTTAAAGATAGAATTTCAATAAAATCAAAGTCTTGATCGATTTTGATTCTTATGTTCTTATCTATACCCGGTGTTGTTCTTAATCTATAATTTTTAGACATGGTTCTCTTTGTTCATAAATAGTTATGTTACTATTTTTAAAAGTAAGTTTGTATGTTTAAAAATAAAGAATCTTATGAGAAATTAACCGTTCCTAAAGTTTTAACCCTAACTTTAATGTCTTTATTTGGAAATCGTACTTGGTATATCTGATCGGGTTCAGCAAATATTGTATCATCAACTAATTCAATTTGTTTTGTTGCCGGATCAACATATCTTTGTGATGTTTCAGATGATGAATACTGACCACCAACTTTATTATATACATTAATTGCTGTTAATGTATTAACACCGTTAATTGCTTGTACAATTCTTCTTAAATCAGATATATTAACATTTTGACCAAGTTCTCTTTTACCTGGTTCCATATAGTCTGTAACTGTGTTAATTATTTGTGTTATTATTTGCGATCTTGACCCGATGTTTTCAGTAACAACAAAAAATTCTAATTCTAAATCAATAACCTTTGCAACTTCAATTGATATATAGTCATTAATCATTCTATATTTAGAAAGGTATGTTGCTAAGTTAGTTTTAAGATTATTGGAAACTGTTTGTGTTAACGATCCATTAGCATCAAAAGATAATATTTTAATTAATATTTTATTATCAATTTCAGTTATAGATACTTTCGCAGGTGCCCCGAATTGTCCTGGCATGGTATCGATTAAAGATTTATAGTCATTTACTGTCACCGCCCTTCTTTGGGAGGCGAAATTAAACGTAACCATATTTCTTACTTCTTCAATTGTTGGTTGATTTGATCCTCCGATTGCTGCACTCACATTAGTAACCGTAATTGATTGTGTAACGCTTTGATTATAACTAGAACTACTACCATTAACAAAGAAATTAGGATTTATTACTTGGTTTATTGCTCCTACCCCAATATTTGACGTAATACCACCACCTATTCTATATTGTACAAATAATGTTGTATTTGGTTTAACGGTTAAACCCAACCCTATATTGTTTTGATAATTTTGTAGTTTTAAAGTAACTCCCGTTCTAGAAAATTGTTGTAATTGCTCATTTGGGGTAGTAGTTCCCGCACCAAATTGTATTTTTAAAAACCCTTCTGGGGTGTATTCAGTTATAAATCTATTGTCAGTTTTAATATATGTACCAACTTTTACCCCAGCATTATCAACTGGTTTAGTTGAATCTTCAATAAAAACAGTATCCTCAACTAAAGAATCAACTTGATACCACCTACCTTCGGTACCAGCAAATTCAGCATAGGTTGGTGTGTTTTGATAAGATGTTCCGTCTTTTTGTATTATTGATGTTACCCCTAAAACATTTTTTTCAGGTAAAAACAAACTATAAAATGGAACAACGTTGTTTGGATTTATTACAGTTTTAAACACTTTAGTGGTACCATTAACTATCACTTCTCTTTTAGTTATAACATAATTTACTAAACTGTTATTTTGGTCAAAAGTAGGTACTTTAGTCCTATTAATAGACCCTTCAATATTAAAATCAGAATTAAAGTCAATATCATATAAATTTTCAAAAATAGTACCTCCACCACCAAATTGAGACCCGGCTCTTAAAATACCACAATAACTACTATCTTCTTGATCTCCATTAGCGGGAACAGTAATAGAAATATCAGCAATTGCAACTGAAGGTCTAAAACCAGGTATTTTTAAACCATACGTTCTAGCAATGTTAAAAACTGATGACCTTTGTTGTGCGTATTGTAAAACTGTTTCTTGAATACTTCTATCAATATGAAAATGTAGGTTATCAGTAACTGCAGCATTTAAATCCATCAAAACAGAAAATACAGATGCGTCATTAAAGTTTTGAATTAATTCGGGATAATATTGTTGCGTGAAATTTATAAGCTCTTGTCTTATTCCTTCAAAATCTCTTTCTGTGTATGATATTTTTTTATTAGCCATATTAATTAAATATTAATTATTACAAATTCTCTAGACCCAAAAGCGCTAGCGTTATCAATATATTCTATTTTTACCTTAGCTGTGTATTCTTCTGTGTTAGCCCCTGGTACTCTATAGACAGGTATATCAAATTGTTCCGATGATAATTCACCAAGTGATGGTTCAGTATCAATATAAGGTTCAATAGTTATATTTTGTATTACTAAATTAGGTATATATTTACTTACCGATTCTTGTATTTCTGATTTAATGTTTTCAAATGTTTCTCCGTCTAATGGTTCAAAAATATACTCATATAGTCTTGTACCAAAATCAGGTAAATAATATCTCGTTCCCTTTCTAGTTAATAATAAATGAATTAAGTTACTTCTTATTTCATCATCTGTTTGTTCAGAAAGTGCCAAAAATTTACCATTAGTACTTTGCCTAAACGGGAATATTATACCATAAGTAATACCATCTGCCATATTAAATAAATATAGTGTTGGTAAATTTTATATAAATAAAAAAATCCTTACTTTCGTAAGGATTCTT